CGGATTCCTCAAGTTTGTCAAGTTTGCTTTCGTCTAATTCAACATCCTTAACAGGTGTACTGTCAGCAATGTCAAACAATGCGTTAAATTGACGAGCAGCACTTACTGCCTTCTTTCCGCCCATGCCGCGTGCGCCCGGAACGCCAGTCCAGAACTTTGAGTAATGTTCGAGAATAGCAAGTCTGTTGTCGTAGTCTGGTTCAGCAAACACAGCGTTGATAATATCGCGAGAAGTAATGCCGTCAAAATCGTTTACAAGATTGGCAGGGATTCCGCCATTATCAAATACACGGTTTGCTTGTTGAACCGCGTTGATGTGATGCCATACATTGTGTCCCATCATTAGTGTATATGAAAATGAATCCCAGGAAGTTTTACCTTCTTTGCCAATCTTATTTAACTCTCCTGGCGCATATTTACAAATGTCCTTGATCATTAAGTTAGCACTAATAGGGCTATCATCAAAGATATCGTGAATACCATCGTCGATAACAGCATCGCGGAACGAACGTGTGTCACTTGCGTAACCTTTATTGTCAGCAGTTGGTTCCATTTTATATGTCCAGCGTCCGTGATGTTCAGAAGTGGAATATGTATAAATTTGCCCATTAGCCGTGGCAAGGAATGGACTCGCACTATCAAAACTAATCGTGAAGTTAGGATTGTGATACTTGCGCACAGCACGTTGAATATCAGTGAGAATAACTGCCCATTCCATTTTGGATGTACCTAGGAAATGCATCCAATCATGCTTGCCTTCTTCTAGTAATCCATCGTGAATAATAGTAACAATACGTTTGAGTGCTAGATGTGGATCTGCCATATTAGCACCGCCCATTGCCCAACCGCGGAAGAACTTTTCGTGCTTACTGGGATCGTTATATTCCTTCATTATCTCATACCACGTATCTGCGTCATCGTGATTGGAACCCTGTAATACATTCAAGAACTTAGCGTCGTTAAACGAGTGTTCCATAAAATATTCGTGATTGTTGCGTGTAACGTCGATTGCATCCTGTACGGTATGAATATTAGTTTTGGCAACAGAGTCTGGATTGTTAACAATCCAAGTTGGAATATCCAATGTCATTGAATAATCAGAAATTTTACATAACCACTCAAGCACAGTTGATCTATACTTCTGTGCGCGAGCGTCCATATTCTTCCAATCCGCTTCCCACACGCCTTTAGCGATCTGGAACCCACCTGAGTCAGCAAGCAATGTAGTATGCTTGTCTCGCTTACGAATCATATTCTCAGCAGGAACATCCTTATTTAAATCTAAATTAGCATGCCCTGCTGAGTATAGACCCCATTGGTAGTGGAATAATCCTTTACTAGGATTAAAAAAGTTGAGCATTTCCATTTCTGGAATGCCTAGTGGCATACGATTCTGTTCAACATATTCTTCATGCTGCTGCTTACCAATGTAAGTAGCGTAGAAGTTACTAATTGCTGGCAAATAAATTGCGTAATCGTGCTGCGCTGCGGTTAGGTCTGAGTTCATTACTTAGATTGTGCTGGCAATAGATAAGTGTAAGTTGCGATACCTGAATTAACAGTAATTTCAGCAACACCTTGATCCGAAATGCGCATAGTCTTGTCGCCAGTCAGGTCCAAGATACGAATAATTTGACTAACAGGATATGCCCATTCATGTTTAATGGTACCCGCAACATCTGTTTGGAATACAAAATTACCAGCATGGGTCGAATGATCACCAAAATAGAACTTCAAGTTATTGTCTTCAACTTTAACACGGAAGTTTGATTCTTCGGAATTCGCGCTTGCCATCATCTTTAAACGCTGAATAGCAGCCATAGTAGGTTCAAATTCAATATCCCACTTGGCACCCTTAAATGTTACTGCTTTAAGTTTATCATCAATGATTTCTTTAACCATGAAACGATAATCATTCTTAAAGTCGCCTGCCTTGTTTTCAAAGTGTAGTCCATTTGGCACTAACTCGCCATTGCGATCCATGTTAGTTAAGTTAATCTTAGCATTTTCTTTATATTCTGCTAGGTTAAGCAGGATTTTTAGTTTACCTAGGTTAGGCATACCAAATGTACCTAAGAAGTCTGCGTTAGGACCAGCAAATTTACCCTGTACAATAACAGAACGGTCGTCCGCAATACCATCGATACGAGTTTCTTTGTCGTCGCCAGTAATCTTAATAAGGTCGATACAACCTAGATCATAGGTATGTTCAACAAGGTCTAATAGATAATCTCTCATGTTCTTTCCTTTTGTAAATGTTTATTATAAAATATTTAGATTTAAATGTCAATATCTTTATTTTTTTTAATTTCTGCGATACATTGGCCGCCACGTATACTACTGAGCTCACCAGGTTTTTTAATTTCGATCCAATTAACCCCTGAATCTGACTCACCGCTATATAATAACTCGTATCCTATCCCAATGACAAAATCTTTAACTAAACGTCCAGGAGTATAACAATTAAAATGTGCTTCTACATTTTTAACAGCATGTGGCATATCGCAATTATTATATGTAAAAAGCACAACTCCACCAGGTTTTAGTAATGTTAAAAACTCCAACAAATAATGTCTCAATACTTCAAATGGTTTAAAATCAAAAAAGTTTGTTGCGACGATAAGACCAATTTGATTTTCTGGAATATTATGGAAAATTTTATCAAACGAATCTTTCATAATAATGTATCGAACTCTTTTTTGATACAAGTTATTCCATCGTGTTTTTACTGGTTCTAATAGTTGTTGATCTTGATCAGCAATATATAACGGGTCAGACGCGATCATTTGATCAATATAATCATTATATCCTGGCCTAATATATAATCCAGCATGTTTCCAACTACTATAAAGATTAATTCTATTTTTGAGTTCCTTGGTGTTGTCAACTGTAGGTGTATTTGTTCTACTTAAAATATACTCAGGAGTATCATTACTCATCTCTTCGTATATTTTATAACTCTGACGAAAGTACGGAAGTTCATTACTAGCAACTTCGTGTTTGATTTTATCTTTATAGCTTGATAAAAATTCATCAATTTTATTAAAATTTTTAATGATTTCCCCTGACGAATCAATCATTGGTTGAAAATCATCGATTCTTAATTTTTTTACGTTATAAACAGCATCATTGAGTTGATGTTCAACTGAATTACGTAACCCATTGAGATCAATGGAATTAATACTTCGAAGATAGGTTAAAAGTTCGCTGAGTTTCATTCGAAAGAAAATAATGCTTCAAAAGTACTGTTAGTATCGGTGCTTGCTTGAAGATCCCACTTGAGTACACCTAACAAATTTTCAACCTTTTGGTCAATTACAGTAGCTTCCATTGTGCTATCATCGAATGACAGTTCTTTGAACCAATCGGGCAACCGAGACTCGTCGGTTGGGTAACCAACACTAGTAAATCCTAGCGGGTTTGGTTTTAATTTACATACAATAGTTTTCATGCCGTCTGTAATAGCCATACTGTAATTATCGCCGTGCATTGCTCGTAGATAATTCCAATTAATTGCGGCTCGAACATGCCCGGGTACTGTAACTTTTCCCTGTTGCTTAATCTTATTACCGTACTTAGTTAAGTTATTTACACGCTTAGGAGAACCTTTTTCCCAAGCAGGGAGATCGCGAAACTCTTTTTTGAATAATTTAATTTCTTGAACAATTTCATCACGTTTGGCACCCTTTAGTACTTTATTTAGAATATCTGACAAGAAATCCTGTACTACCTTAGGAGTATCAGAACGTTTTAAATCCAGTCCCATTGCTTTTACTTTACCGTCTTTACCATCTGTATCAAGCCGCTTACCTTCAAGGTCGTATACGAGTAATGCGTAACGCTTTTTAGTAATAAACAAACCCGATTCGGCAACTACTTCGCGACCACAAGCAAGAATGTTTCCATGTTCTTCTGGACAATGAAATGCTCTATACGCAAACGGTGGGAAACTTGCGTTAACTTCATCGCCAATGACATCGTACAAGTTAACAGCAATGTCCTTACTCCATTCCATTTCGCCACGCTCAACCTTGTCCTTCATGACAGGCCAAGCACTGAAGTAACATGAGTCTGTATCGCCGTATACAACACATTCGCCAACGTGGTCATATTTGCCTGTAAGTACTTGATTAATAAAGGCATCCATATGTTGCGCAATAGCCCGGCCTGTTAGTGTAGTAGATTGTCCAATGCGTTTGTCAAAGAATCTACAACCTGGATTGAGAATCGCACCATACAAACTATTTAGGTTAATCTTCTTAACCAACTGTCGTTTATCCCAGAAAGCAATATCCTCTTTGGTTGTTGCTTCTTTTTTCTTTGCCTGAAGTTCTTTACGCTCCGCGTACCAACGCTTTAGTAATCCTGGTACAACACCTTCACGTTCATATGTAAAGATTGTTCCGTTAGCACTTAAACACAAATTACTATTAGAATTAAATACATGATGCCAAATGTCCTTGGCACTATGTACCGTGCTTGTTCCGTTTACCCAGTCAATGGTAATTTCTGTATCTACACGCTGCTCCATTACAGCAGTATATTCAATAGTGCCAAACAAGCCTTCCCAGGCCGCAGCAAAGGATGCTTTGTCGTCCATACGATCTTTGATAAGTTTGTCGGTCATTATAGGACGCAATTGACCTACAATAGTTTCCGGCGCCATATTTAACGCACGAATAACTGATGGATATAGTGAATTAATGTCTACTGATCCTACCCATTTATGAATACCTTTCTTTGGATATGCTACATAAGCACCAGCAGCCTGACTATCTTCAGTTGAATGACTCTTGCGATCAGGTACAACCATACCACGTTCATGTGCTTCGTTAATAATTGCTTGTTCTGTCACAGCAACAGCACCCATTGTTGTTTGTAGCAATACTGTATTTGCGTGAGCAAGTTCGTTTGCCAAGTCCAAAAAACGCAGTTTTTCATCAAGCCTGCCAAGAATCATAGTATCTTGTCTGTTATAGTCAATGAACTTACGGAAGTCCTGATTATATAACTGATCTAGAGTGCCTTCATATTGGACCTTACGTTCGCCAAGTTCGTATTCCGCAATAGCATCCAATGAATACGAATGCATTTCGTGATATGTGTACTTGCGATATAGTTGCAAATAGTCCATATGTACACGACCAATGGTATCATACGTTTCTTGCTCCGCACCAAACCGTTCAAATGTACGCTTTTTAGGTAGTTGCCCCCATAGACAAAAGCGTCGGGTATCATCCTTGCTTAACACACGTGTAATACGATTAACTGTGTATGGAATATCAAAGCCTTCTGAGTTCCAGCCACTTAAAATGTCTGCGTCCTGAATAATGTCCAAAAACGCTAATAGCATTTCGTGTTCGTTATCAAACAAGAATGTGTTGTCAAATTCTTGTATCTGATGCTTTGCTTGCTCCATTGTAAGTGTCTTAGGTGGAATAGCAAGTGTAATACATTGCTCAAGCCAGTCTAGGTACACAGTAATTGCGGTAATAGCATTAAATGGATCTTCTGGCGGACTAAACCCTCGTTCTTGGTGGAAATCCACCTCGATGTCAAAAAATGCCGTTTGTAGTTTTGGTGAATCTTTACCTTTGTAGTTGTTTTCTAAACACCGAACAACTGGCTTAATGTCGCTTTCAAACAATTCTTGACCGGAGTACATACGAACTTCTTTTTGAAATTCTTTATAGTTGCGTGTAGCAAATCTACTTACAGAAGTATCAAAAATAGTTTTAAACTTGCCTTTGCGGTCAGGATAGTAAAACACATACTCAGCAGGAAACTCGTTATAAACCCGTTTTCCGTTAACACGCTCCACAACTAAAATGCGGTCATGTTCGCGATCGTGTAGTGCGTCAACGTAACTCATGTATTCTCCACAATTCTTCCAATTTGGTTAAGTTTTCTAGGCAATTTTTTCTTTAATTCAATGAGTAAGTTTCTATTGTGTTCCGCTCTTTTCTCAAAATCATCAAGCATATCCTGAGTATAACAAATATTATCAAATTCATCAACGATTTTGATTAATCGCATTTGTTTCTGTATGTTGTCATGTAAATCATCATATGAATGATCAACATAATCATCATATACATCAAACCCCTGGTTTCTTAACGCTGTAATTGCGCCTGGATTACAAAATAGTACAAAAGGTCTTGGCAGTTGTAATTGTCTAAAAATTTTTTCACTAAACGCAATTGCTTGACGTTCGTCGTCATCGAAATATGTTTCAATAACAATACTAATTTTTGAATCGACTACCGCCTGGTCTAAATCACCAACAAAGTTTTGATATGGAACTTTGTCTCGCATCAGCAAATGCTCGTCCTTAAAGCTATCAAGACCTTTAGCAAAAATCCAATCGTATAACTCTCTTTTTTCTTCTATACTAGAACTAAAGTCAATAAGTTGTTTATAACTGGCACTACGATATTCTAAATTAAACGATACATTTCCTCTGTTTAACAGATTTTGCCGTACAAATTGATAAAACCAACTTTGTCTAAACACACATGTCCTGTTAATAAAACAATTAAAATTTTTAACTGGTATGCGGTTTTTGTAATGAGGATTGTACGAATATATTCCCCAAAATTCAGGCGCAACACTAATACAATTAATATTTGTATTGTTCACAACATTATCAGTAATAACGTTGGTATTTCCTTTATTGATTAAATCAACTAATTTAATATGATATTTTTCTGACCCTTTTAATCTTCTTAAGAAGGTATATGCTAAAGTTTCGATATCACGAAACTCCGACTTCCATATTTGATCAGTATATGGAACAACGCTCATTACCAAGTTTTGCCAACAGTTTCCAGAATAGTTTCAAGTAGTTCGTAGTCGTGCTTTTCGTCGGTAAACTTGCTCTTGTAAGCAGTACGCACAGCCTTCTTTAGTACGCTTGGCTTAATCTGCATTTCTTCTGCAATAGCCTTAATAGTATCTGATAGACCGCCTTGAAGGGTTTCGATTTCAGTCATTACGGCAATACCTTCATTGAAAAGGTGGTTCAGTTTTGCCTTTTGTTCGGCGTTAAAAACAACATCACTCATGTGTATCTCCTATATTAAAGTGTAATTATAACAGATTTATCCGATGGTGTCAATAAAAAAGCGTGTAAGTTACACGCCTTTTTAAATAATATTTAAATTATAAGTTTTGTTAAACGTCTGATGCTGGAATTGAAAAATCCGGCGGCGGTTGTTTTTTTGGCGATCCGGGTGTTTTTAGACTCGATAATTTCCCTGGTACAAATCCCTTAACGTTACGTAACCGGTTTTCTAAATCTAAGAGATCATTGGAAATACGTTGGGCCCACGTGTCATACTCATCCGCCATGGTTGTAAACTCTTTTTTAGCAGACTGTAAACTTTTGATAAGTTTGTCTTGAAGATCGTTTTCTTGTTTTAATTTGTTAATAGCACCGGCATACATAGCTTCTTTGTTTTCGAGATCCTTGATTTCTTTTTCTGCTTGTTGTATTTCGGCTTCTTGTCGATCAGTTTCTTTCTCTAGTTTTTCAGTCTCGCGATCAAGTTTAGCGATCTCAGCATCTTCTTCCTCTTCTTTGTCTTGAGTCATTTTAACAAATGCTTCGAGATCTGATTTAGCATAGGTATACTTAGCACGTGCCTGTTTAAGAGCAACTGCTGCCTTAGGATCAGCAATAGTTACTTCTTGGTGCTCTTTTTCATCTGTTGATGGGTCATCTTTCTTTTCAAATAATTCGTAAAAGTTCATTATTCTTCATCCAAAATATTGCCGAACTTCTTTGGCTTTTCTGTTTTACTGCGTAACTCACGATCTGGTTGAGCAGCATTTTGTTGTTCTACTTCTTTAACAAAGTCTCTATAACTTTTACTTAGTGTTTTAACTAAGTCTGCTGGTGCTTCTCGGCCGCCAACGTAGTCTTC